TTTATTGTTCGTACCATTTGTCATGTTTTTCTCTGTATTCTTTGATTAAAAATTTAATATTACTCAACGCGTTGCCAAGATCTTCTTCATCAAACATTGCAGACGTGAGTTTAGCTTCCCTTTCAATATTATCTATAAGCTTTTGTTCGGGTGTAGGATAGTTTTTGCGATTCTTTTTAAACTGCTCTTGCATTTCTTTGCGTTGAGCAGCAACCTTTGCTTTACTTTCTGCAAGCTCTTCATCGGTTAATTTTTGTGGTTCATCATGTTTAACTAACTCTATATCACCAATTAACTTACCATCTTTAAAGAGTGCAGAATATTCTATCCACCCACGGACGAATCTCATCCATTCATCGCTATTTCCAGCATGATCATCAAGTTCGTGATATTCAGGATGACTGTAACTTTCATAGAAGCAAATGTTTCCACTAAAACATTCTTTCTCATACCACTCTGCATCGACTACAAAGCGACCCATTGCAGCTATCTTTTCACTAAACGACGCGTCTTCAGCAACCTCTTCACCTTTTTCCCAGCGACCTTCAACCTTCTTAAACCATAATTGACCGTTACCGTCAATCCTATAGGTTGACATTGCTTGGTTTGGTGTGTCTTTCGTTTGAAAGGCAATATCACTTACTTTATTTCCCCAATGAGAGATAATCGCATCTGGCAACTCTGGTAGAGTTGTTCCTACTATTACATAATCGAACATTCCCATAATATTATATATACTCTATTTTAGTGATTGTGCGACAATAAGCCCAAGGTTAGACACTGCATATCCTCCCCATACAACTGCCCATGCATAATTTTGTTTGTAGATGTGAACTGCGCACACGCATGCGTAGAGCACGAATGCCAAAAATACTATAACATTTTCAAAGTTAATCATATATGAGTTTTTTCCATCCATCTTTTAAACACAAAAAACATTCATCATCTACCACAACAACATCTCCAGCACAAAGTGAGCGCTTTACACGTGAATAATATTGTCGTCTTAAGTTTGTTAGTCTTTCATTTAGAAGCAGATCAGGAGCATTCGTAAGTATATATGCTTCTTCTGCTGCCTCATCTGCTTCCATTGAACTCTGATACTCGAGTACGCTTATTCTGTATCCTTCTGGATTTTCCGTAAATGCAGTATGCCCAAGATTTAGGAAAATCTCAACGTTGCTCATATGTTATGCTTGTTTGGTACGAGGCGTCTTTTTAGTTGGCGCCTTTTTAGTGGTTGCCTTCTTTTTGACTGGAGTCTTTTTAGCTTGCAAAGCAACTGGCTTTGCCTTTGGCTTTTTTGCCTTTGGAGCAGGCTGTGCAACTGGAATGCTGCAATGACCGATGCCACCCAATTTTTGCGGGCAGTTATCCAATTTACATTCGTCGTTTTTGCGAATGTATGAAGCATAGACTCTAGCCAAGACAAAAAGTGTCGAGAAGACTGCTGCTGTTAGTGCGATATAACCAAGTGTTGACATAATATTCATATTTTTTATTTTTGTGTTATGTAGTTTGTGTATATTGCACCGCATAGCCATAACAACGCTAACCATACGAGCAACGGGTTTAAATCTGCAACTGTACTTATAATCATCCGGGTCTAGAACCAAAAATTATTTTCGAAGAATATTCATTGCCGTTAAATTCAAAGGTCATGACGTCTCCATCAAAGCCCTCTTCAATATTGAGAAACTCAGTGTCTTTGACATTGACCCAACGATATTGGTTGTCGACATAGACCCAAGAATCTTGTGCTTCACTCTCTTCGAGCTGTTCAAGAAAGTCATGCTTATTTGCAAAATCTACAGACCAGTTCATATTAGTGTTGTATTGGTTTGATTGAGACTAGATAGTTTCCGATTAGCAGCATTTGAGTAGTCGTTTCAACGAGTGAGTCAAGCTCAAGACCTTCACATATTTCTTGCATCCATGGAAGCCATATTGCTTGACGCTCTTTAACGTCGCGCAAAGTTTCAGTTTTGATTTTGTACATACTCAATGAGATTTTGTTCTGCATGCAAGTTTTGAGCCTGCCTTTTTTCGATCTGTAAAAAATTTCGTAGGAGGAGCAATCTTGTGACGTGTCAATGCGCGCAGGGCAATTGGAGAATAGTCAAAAGTTTTTGCTTTAGTCTTTTTCATTAGAGTGAGATAGGATTGAAAGTAGAGGCTTTGCGAACACGATCAAATTCGTCTTGAACGAGATTGGCATAGTCACTTGAAACCTTGGTGTTGTCTTCAACTTCAAAGGACTTCAGCAACGCTTTTTCAGCAGCATGACGCTGAGCGATTTTGGCGATGAGGGACTTACGGACTTCGAGTTGCATTTTAGTTTGTGGTGTCATATTGTTGCTTACATGGTTATTATACCACAAAACCCACAGAAAGTACACAACTTTTTTCATAAAAGTGAAAAAAGTCCCCGGACGTAGCCCGGGCTTAGAAAAACCACTGCCCCGGGGGCTAAATTTTGGTCATTTACAGCCCCCGGGAGGCAAATTCTATAGCTCGGGAAGCCTCAACCTCCATTGGTCGACTCTTGTACCAGCCTCCAGTCTCAAAATCAATTTCCCGACAAAGAGTCGAAATTTCTTGTGGAGTGATTGGATATCCACGCTTCATCGCGTTAGATGCGATGCTCACCATAATCTGATACATCTTAGAATACCATCCACCATTTTGGATATTCTTATAGTCGACGACCATAGTCTTGTTTACGAATGGACAGTCATGATAGCTTTTCCAACTATATGAAAAATTGTTCAATCGATCTTTTTTATGACGCTCGATCTTTTCACGAATCTCATCTGGTAGTTTTGCTAAGAGACTATTGTCCTTGTATGGATTGACATACTCATGACGAGCCATAAGCTCATGAGGGTTTAAGAAAGGTGCGTCACGATGTGAAAAGATAAAGTGATTTGACTGTGGATATTTTGCAGGCACATAATACATTCGAGACAAGTCTTTTGTTTGTGGGTCGCCGAGTGAGTTGTATTCTTTGTTTAGTGCATACCAAAAATGACGAATGTGATCTGTTGACACTTCATGTGTGAGTGGAAAGATCATTCTAAATTTTGGTTTTTCGACTGTGCTGCTCGCTGATGAATAGCAAACATATCTCACATCTTTAAAGGTGTTTATTGCATCATCAAAAGATCCACTATAGTCATCAACATCAAGTGCAGCCCATCCTCCCCATGCTAATACATTTGCATTTTTACGAGTCTCACCTTCTTTGAATATTGCTGGACTTATGAGTGGTGAGCCTTCACGAAATTCACCTTTTTTAGGCTTATATCCAGGCTGCGCACTCAAATTATAGAGTAATTTTTCAAAGCCATCAAAGGTGTCAAAACTCATGCGACGATGAGTTTTATTATCAAAGATGCTTTTAAAGATTGTGAGACTGTATGTCATGTGTGTTAATTATACACAGTCTTTAGTCTTTTGTAAATAGATTTTTTAGGGCGCCATGATTGTTAGCATGTGATGGAGCCGTCCATCCTTTTGGTTTACACAAATCCGGAAGTCCGAAAGGATTTTCTCGACCTTCTTTTATTCCTACCTCTTTGTTCATGTTTGCTCTCCATACTTCGTACCATGCACGGTTAAAGTCAACGCCAAACAGGTCGAGAGTTCCTACAGCAACGACGACGAGATCAATTAGGCTGTCTACAACCTCTTCGGCGTTGCCTTGTTCGATAGCACGCTGCCCTTCGTCGAGTTCTTCTTGCAAAAATCTAAATCTAAACTTAAGAAACTCGAGCAGCTTTGGCTTGTCTAGCGCTTGTAACGCATCATAGACTTCATAGTATGAATGCATTGTTTCCATGTCGAGCGCTACATCCGAGTCTAGCATTAGAGTAGAGTGATTTTCGAGTGCACTCTTCATTCTTTTGTATCTGTCAATTGCTTTATCTTTGTTCATAATATTAGTTATACGTTTAACTGAAGAAGTCTTCAAGACTTGAGCCAGGTTCTGCTTTCCATTGCACTGCATCAAGTACGAGTTGAAGAGGGTCTAAGAATGTTTTTTCAAAAAGTAGATCACGATCAACCCAACGATGCAAATCAAACTCTTGCGGAAGATGATCAATAAACCCAATTACGTTTTCACCAGTAGGATTACCTTTCTTGAGATAGATGTATTTGATTTTATCACCTCCTTTGATGAGATGATATTGTTGTGTGAGTCCAAGCTTTTTCAACATATGATTATACATAATTGACGCGCGACTGTTGATAGGAGTTCCACTCTTATATGGAACTGTATTTTCATTTTTGCTTGTGCGTTGTGTCCACTTTACAATGTCAGACACGCCACGAGGAAACGCCATCTTTTCAACGTCATACACATCAAACTCTGCTCTAAACTTTGCAACTTCAGCTTGAATGTCTTTTTCGGTTTGCGTCACGAGAATTTTAAAGATGCGTTTAAACTCTTCACGACAAATCTTTGGAGTGCTGCTTTTAATAGCTTCGATACCTTTCATTACAATCTTAGGTTCTGCATACTGCACGCCTTCACTCGAAAGAACATTTAGGATATAACGTTTTTTAGCGGTAAAGATTGCCACGCTGCTAATCTTTTCAACCTTCATAACCATCGTATTTTTATAGACGTTAGTCTTGCGAGCAAGATTGTTATACGCATTTTTAATTACTGGCTCAAGCGCGTCTTTACCAAACTTGATTAGGAATGCATGAGGGTCTTTAGGCTTACACTTTTCAATTACGTCAGCGAGATTGATATAGATCGAATCTGTGTCTGACGCGACAATACGGTCTTTAGGCTTCTCATCACCGAGTGCTTTTACGAGATATTCATTTACTGCATTTTCAGCAGTGTGAATTGCAAGTTGACCTGATAGTGTGATGCCCTCAGCTATATCAAGATTGAAATAGCGGAAATATTGGTTTGCAGCAGCGCCATACAGACTGTTAAGCAAAATCTTAAGACACATCTGACGATTACTCGCGCGGTCAATTTCAATTTGAAGGTCAGCATAACGACGTGATGTTTTATCAACTGTCTCTGCTTCTGCTTCATAGTCAAGCATCTTGCGTTTTACTTCGACACGCTGATTATAGAGTTCTTCAATAATTTCAGGCAGGATGCCTTGCTTGTCACGACGAAAGCATGCGCCGTTTGCTGCAACTGCAAGATTGTCTTCAGGCGCCCACATCTGTTCAGAGTTTAAGATCTTGTCTTCACCACCGTTTTGAAGTGCAGCAACTTTCATATGAGGCACAATCGTTTCTGGACTCATATTATATTGTACAATAAGATTTGGGTACAAGCTATTAAGGTCAAAGCTCATAACCCATTCATGACGACCGATCTGTGGCTCTTTAACAAATCCACCAGCATAGTCGCTCTTAAACGAGCGAGTGTTTGGCGGAATTGCAATATGGCGAGTCGCAAGTTTGCGGAAAATAATACTGTCCCAAATTGCGACAGTGCCTAGTGTGTCAGCATAGTTTACACCACCAAAATATGAAAGGGTAAAGACGAGATTGATTAATCCAAGCTTTGCTTCAAGTCGTTCGATAAGTTCAATGTCAACGACGTTATAGTCAATAAACTTTTGATAGTCACGCTCATAGAGTTCAGTGAGTGTGCCATACTGACTGTAGTCAATTTTATTTTGACCGAGTACAACTTCAGCAATAAAGTCTAGACGATACGACTCTTGCGCGCCATATGTGTTTGCTGCAAACTTTTTAAAGAGATCGAGATAGTCGAGTTGTTGAATGCCATACAAGTTGTACAAGAAGTTTTCCTTACCTTTAATCATGACTGCCTTTTGTTCGACATAGTTCCATGGCGACATCTTCTTAGCTGCGTCCTGACCAAGCACACGAGCAATGCGATTTACAAGATATGGAATATCGAACAGCCGAATGTTCCAACCGGTCACTACATCAGGAGTGTTTAATGTATCAAACCACCACTCGATAAAGTCTTCTAGCAATTCATATTCACTGTCAAATTGACGAAACTGCTTTTTAAGATGAGGCACACTTGACTGCGAAGCGTCATATGACTTTAATCCCCAAATGATATAGTGATCGAGACGGCTGCTTTTAAGTCCAATCGCAGTTATTTCCTGATCAGCCACCGATGGCTCTGGGAAACCGTTGTCAGAACGACATTCAATATCGAGAGAGACAACATCAATACGTTTAGAATCATACTTAATTTCATTTGGAAATTCTGCCTGAATAAAAGCAGGTATATGACGATCATTTCCATAAATTTTAAAGTTGTCTATGCCTTCATAATTTTTAATAAACGCTCGACAATCAGACATGCTGTCGAATCGCATGGGCTCAAGTGGAAGTCCATCAAGTGAACGCCACTTTGCATTCTTGTCTTTACTCTCGAGATACATCACGGGTCGAAACTTGAATGTATCATAAACCTTTTGTCCATCTAAATCATACCCGCGATAGAGCAGGGTATTCATCTTACGCTCAATACAAGTATAGAAACCATTAATCATGTGAGAGTATTATACCACAAACCGGCAAAGATGTAAATAATAATCTTTGCCGGTTTGATATTTTTATGCTATTCTGTTATTATTTAATTTTAATATTGCGTGGCTTTTTCTCTTCAGGAATTTGCCTCTCAAGTGAGATGCTGAGAATTCCGTGCTCTAGAGAGGCACCGCTTACATGCACATGCTCGGCGAGTGAAAAACGTCGAGTAAACTTTCTTGTGCTGATGCCTTTATGGGAATATTCCCGTTCATCCTTACCACTCTTTTCGCCAGTGACCACCAGCGAATTTTCCAACGTTTCGATGTCGAGTTCTTTTGTGTCAAAACCTGCAACAGCAAGTTCGATGACAAAATTATCCTCATCGAGTTTTACCACATTGTGTGGTGGATATACGTTGGTATTTTCCTTGTTAATTAGATCAAACTCTCTAAAGAGCTGATCAAACCCAATGCCAAACGGCCTGTATGTCGTACTTATTTTCATTTTCGTTTCTCCTTTTTAAGCGAGTTTTATATGTATTCAACAGACCCAATATTGGCATCTGCTGGCACTGCCACCGTGACAGTACAAATTTATTTATATTCTGGAAGTGTGAATTCTTTGAAAGAAAGCAATTTTCTACTAGAAATTATTTCAAAGAATGTCTTCGCCTCTTCAGAGTTTAACTTTTTATAGTCAAACTCTACGGCAGAATATATTGGACGATAATGAAGTGTGCGTTCTTTAGCAACAAGGAGGAGTTGACCAGTCGTGACCATCTCAGCTTTCTTGATGTCTCCAGTTCGTATTGGATTCATAAACTTATCATCATTTGGTTTTTGAGACATAGCCTCAAGAAACTCATATGGGTCATTGATTGTATTATCACGAAGATAGTTGTTTACTATTTCCCAACGAGTCTCAGAACTCTTACGAGCTGCTTGAAGATGAGGGTCAGTTGCCTTTGCACTATAACCAAGCATCTTTAAGTCGATGCCATGATTTGTACGGACACAATGATCTTCCTCCTGAGTTATCTCTTTAAGGTTGTAGATATACTTACGAGGATTTTCCGCTGTCGCTTCATCCTTTTTAACTGTAAATCCACCTTCAAGAAGATAGCACTTTTCAGGATTAAAGATGAATGTTGCGCCGGCAAGTTCTTTTTCAATTAGGAATTTTGCTGCTTCTTTAGGATCTTGCAAACGAAGAGCATTACGAATCGCAAGGCCATCAGGAGAGACGATTGGAGTTTTCTTTTTATTTTTTGAAAGAACCTTTTCTCCTTCTTTCTCGTCGCTCTTTACACTAAAAGATGCAGATATAATTGACAGACCATATTCATTTACACCTTCAGTCCATCGTGTAGTTTGATCATCAATAAAGAGGCGTTGAATGCCACCACGGTTAGAATTAACAACTTTAATTGATGTTGGGTAATTGCGGTCTCTGTTTTTAGCGCCGACCCAACCATATTTCTTGATGTACTTGACTGCGACTACACACATATATTTTTTATCTTATACTATTTATAAAAAATCATGCTTCACCGCGTAAGTTTTCGCAGACCGTTTATGAGTGCCACAACAAACTTGACGTGTGTTGGGCCAGGCCAAGGAAAGCTTAAACCTATAATTCCTGTTGCAAATAACATAAGCATGTGTGTGCCATCAGTGCCTCCAAACAGTGCGCCAAGCGAATATGAACCTCCTATAGCACGAAGTATGTCAGAAAAATCAAAGTCATAGTCTGCATTTCCTGTAAAGGACATATTCAACCATATGTAGATTAACAGACCAGCTACAGCAAATCCACTTATGCGACGAAGTTTAGGATGATTTTGCAAAAAGGCATCCAGCTCATGGAGTGCTTCAGTCGTCCACTTTACAATCTTAGTCTGCGCAATATATTCAGCAATCGCTTTTTGTAGGTCAGTATAGGCAGCGAATCCTGCTTTTATATACTTCCAAAGAGTGTTTAGATTAAATCTAATTGCATTAAAAAATCTAAAGACTCGTGAATCTTTAAAGAGAGACACAATATCTTCAAGCTTTATTGATGCATAGTCAGCAAGTGACTTTATAAAGTCAAGTTTAGCCTTTACTCCAGAAGACAGTGTATCTAAGATGCCTTCGGTTAAATGACGTCCTGATTCAATTATATGCAGGGCAACATAATAGTCATGCTGCTCTTGAAGACACTCTTCACTATATTCTAGATAGCTTTTCATGCTTAGCCCTTTTTCTTCACGTTGCCTATACTATATTTAGAACGTAAATCCCAATCGGCTTTATCTCGATGAGAGATGATTTTAATCTGCTTTAGTGAAGTAGTACCATTGATAGAGGCACGATCGACGATAGAGAGCAGATTCCAATCTGAAAGCAAGAGCGCTATGGTATTACGACGACATTGATCTTCATACATAAAAGTAGAAGGTTTGCCGTCGAGCATAAAGAGTTCTTTAAAGTGAACTATAAAATAGCGACCTTGTTTGTGAAGAATATGACAACTTTGAAAGAGAACGTTAGTCTCACGCTTTGATGAGACACCAATACGAGAAAGAGTTTCTTTAATCTTTAAAAAATCATCAGGGTCATGCAAATACACCTCAAGCATTTGAGATGGTGACCATTCAACAATATCTGTGGGGAGGTAAGATTTATTCATAATAACGATATACTATATTTATAATATATCGAGTTTTATGAATTATCGACCTTTTCTACTTTGTCGTGCTGCTTTGTTTTTTGCTCGGCGCTTTTCAACTCGCTTAGGAGACAGGTTCTTTTTGCCAGTACGAGTTCTCCATCCGCCTTGCATCATGCGACGCAAAAATTTAGTTGGGTCAATTGACAACTTTTGACCTTCATCAAGTGTGACCTCTTCTAAGATCTCTGCTTCAACGATTTTTTGATTTTCCTGTTCCTCCGACATCATGTTTTTGTTTTAGTTTTTCTAGTTGTGTTTGTGTGAATAGCGGTAGCAATTGACGAGCTTTTTCAGCGCTGCATTCATATTCAGACATAATGTTTTTAATGTCTGCGCCATCGTCTGCTTTTTTAGACCATTTGCTAAAGCGCTTGCGTGGACGAATCGCGCCTCGTAAAAAATCATATTGCATCTTTGCTGGCAAACTTGCATGCATATTCATCTCATTTGCAAACAAGACAGTATCATTAAAATACGACAGTCCACGATTGACCATAAATGGCACATACTGACGATCAGCACGTGATGGATCAGGCAACGAGTCACTGACATCAGCAGTGCAACCTTGCATCAGATTTTTACCGCTTTGACCTTCGTTGATCGAATTGATAAAGTCAAAAGGTGACAGCTTTTTTAGTTCTTGTTCCATTCAACGCTGCTCATAAGTTCAGTTAAACATGCAACCATATTGATTTCTTTGTCAGCAACAAACGCTGCTTTATAGCTATAGTCTGCAAGTATAAGCACTGCTGCAGGAATACTCGATGGACTTGCATAGTCATAGAGATTGTCATAGATTTTTCTAAAGACTACGCTGCTGTCTAAGCTGCTATTATTGACAACCCAGTTTCTCATCGATTTAAAGTCTTTTGACTTTAGATGAGTTGCAAGTTCAGCGATGTTCTGATCACTCATGCCAACCAAGATAGCAGTAGGAATTTCTCCGCTCGTACTGTATCGTTGACACTCGTTGATTACTCGTCTCCAGTCAGGAGCATAACGAATAATCAATTCTGCAATTGTCTTGTCAGTATACTTGATGCCTTCAGTCTTGAGAATAAAGGTCAAGCGTTTCATAAAATCTCCAGCGAGTGCAGCAAGAGATTTTTTAGTGGTGTTAAATTCGATTACTGAACAACGTGAATGCAGCGGTTCAATGATTCGATTTTTAAAATTACAAGTCAGGATAAATCTACAATTAGCACTAAACTCTTCGATAAACCCGCGAAGTGCAGGCATCGTTGATTGTGGGTTTAGATAGTCAGCCTCATCGAGAATGACTACTTTATAACCACCCGAGAGTGAAACTGTAGACGCAAACTGCTTGATCTTATTTCTTAATACATCAATACCGCTTTCTTCAGAACCGTTAATGAGTATATAGTCAAGGCTCAACATGTTGCAAAGAGCTTTTGCAACCGTAGTTTTACCAAGTCCGGCCGTTCCAGCAAGAAGCAAGTTTGGTAGTTGACCTCCTTGTACGAGGTCATTAAACGTACGCTTTAGTTCCGCTGGAAGAATACACTCATCAATCGTCTGAGGACGATACTTTTCACACCATATCGGTTCAAGTTCACTATTATTCATAATATTTTTCCATGTTTTTTAAGAAATTTTGAAGAATGTCCAGTATCATTAACTGCTTCAGATAAACTATTGTAAATTTTACCATTAAATTCAATTGATATAGCATTTTTTGGTAATTTACCAAACATGCCATTATTTTCTCCTTTAATTAAAGATGAACGTATTATTCGTTCTTCATTGGTTAAAGATTCCCAATATTCAAGTCTTTTTTCAGATTGCTTTGCTTTAGTTTCTTCTGAATGATTTTTATCTTTCATGCCATATGATGCATACACATAAGATGGTCGATTTTTATGTACTAAATTTATAGCATTTTGCCATGATTCGTATTTACTCATATCACCACCAGTTTCCCCTAAAGTAGAATTATAACCGCTATTACATGTATCATATTCTTTAATATATTTTATTTCTAATAATTTAGCAGTCTCAATGTCACCAATATTAGTTTCTAATATATCAAATTGAAATTTATCAACACCATATTTATACATTGATTGATAAAGGCGTTTACATGATCCCGTTCCACGCTTTCCATAAAAACAATGGTTTTTAAATCTAGTAAAAGGATCTTTAGTATATCCTATGTATTGTTTACCATTTACAGTATTAGTTATAATGTATATCGAATAATTCATTTATATCGTTCTATAACGATATTTATATAAATGAATTATTCATGAGTCTATATTATACCAAAGTGATTTGTTTGTAAACATTTTTAATCTCCGCAGTTTCATTTTCAAATTGTGCTGCGTTCTTTTTATGGTATAATTTTGCGACTTTTCGGATGAGTGGTTTTGGCATATCAAATGCATCGGCGGCTGCGTCAATAATATTCTTAATTTGATCTCGGCAATCATCCATCTTACCAAGTTCGTGGCTAATTTCTTGAACTGCGTCGAGCAATTCTTTTTTAGTTTTAGGGTCAGTCAAGTCAATCATAATATAGTTTTATTTTTCACCAAAATAATGGGCATAAGCAATAAATCCTGCGAGTGCCCAAAATGCTGTAGAATAAAGAAAGGTCATGATGGGACTGTTAGCACGTCGCTTTGATGCGGCGACACCCGCCATACCACCTTTTGGATTCATATATTGAAGCCACAATAAAATACGACCAGGAAATGCATATATTTCATATAATGCACTGCTGCTAACAGTCCCATCAAGCCTATCTTTAGCCATACAATTATTCAGCAGATTCTTCGTCTTGGACAAATTCAAACTGTGTTTGTCCATCATTAGCTACTTCTTCTGAAGTGTTTGCAGTTTCTGCACCTTGTTCTTCAGACTTAGGAAGAAATGCTACAATCTTCTCATACAGTTCGCCAACGATTTTCAAATCACTTGCTTCAAATGCGCCACGACGGGAAACAATGTTAATAATATTACCCATCAAAGCGATGTCTGCTAGTGTCAATTGCGGCTCAGTTACTTCTTGTTGTTGTTCGTTTTCCATAATGTATATACTTTATTTTAACGAATGTCACCTGACATTCAGTTTTATTTATATTGATTAGTTGTTAAATGTGGATGTATTTTCAAGTGCGATATAATATTGCACATCTTGACCAGTGTGTTTCCAATGACTGATTAGTTTTGAAGAGATGTTTACTGCATAGTCTCCTTGAAGAAGCTTAAGATTTGCAATTAAAAACTGCAAATCAAAAGATCCCTTTTGAGCATTGTCTTCGTCTAATGTCACTGAAAATGTATTTGCTGCACTATTTTTAGGATCAACAACTGAAAGTGTGACGACACCATCATTTCCACGAATAGACATAATTGTGTGTCCAAGTACTCCAGCAGCTTTGCGAACTTGTGCCAAGATGTCAGAAGAGATGCTCACAGACAAGTCTGCATTTGGCATATTGATTTTATTCTTAGGACTTGTGAGAATACTCTCATCAGCAAATCTATAGGTAGCCTTTGTCTTTCCAGACTTAAAGACAACGCTGTCAGTTGAAAATTCAAGTTCAGGATCTTGCATCAATGAAAGCATACTAATAAATTCATTGAGATCGTAAATTCCAAATCCAGCTTGGAAAGATTCTGAAATGCCAGCAATTGCCATAATATTTTTTGCTGCAGAAATTGTCGAAAGAGGTTCTCCGGCCTTTACGACAAGGTTGGAGTTGATACCTGAAAAATTCTTTAAGATGTCAATTGTTTGTGTTGATAATTTAGTCATATTGAAATTATATATTGAAAAATGTCTTTGTAAATAAAATTATTTCACGAAATCAAGTTCATAATAAAACATCATGCAACATACTGCATGCGCAGCGTGTGGCAATCCGCTTTCTTGATCGTGGGTCTCTCCTCGTTGAAGTGCCCACATATGTCGTTGGGCTGCAGCAAAATAACGATTTTTGCCGTCTTCTAACGCTCTCCAATTTTCTCGTGAATATTTGCATGCACCGTATGTAAGTGCCTTTACAACTTCATCAAGAGCATATGGAGGCAACAGACTATAGTCTGGTTTTTCTGAATCGTATTTGATTCCTATTGTTTTTTCTTTTGGCATCTTATGAGAAGTTTGCGGTGGAGAAGAACAGCGCCCTCTCCACCGCAAATAACTATTTTAGATTAGCCGTTCTTACGTGGGGTGCCAAGGCGATAGCGGCGAACGCTCTCACCAGTGCGGGTCTTACGTGGGTTGAGGTAGATCGGAAGACCATGGTCATTGCGAAGAGCGCTAATGACGCGGCTTGGGTCAGCGATACCTGCATTACGGGCTTCAGCAGCGCTAAACTCATGACCTTGTTCGAGGAAAGCATAGAGAGCTTCCTTTTGGGTCATGTTCTTTACGAGGCGTTGCAGTTTGGTTGTTTCAGTTTTAGTCATACTATTGTGTTGTTTCAATTATGTTTTTCTTTTCGTGGTCTATATTTCCATGTTTAGCGTAGACCAACCGCTAAAGTTTAGAAAGGGTCTTCTTCTGTTGCAGTGATTGTAGGTGGAGCGGGAGTCGTATTCATTTCAAGCCCCTGAATTTGGTTGCTGTCAATCTTTGTGTAGAGATCTAGGAATGCTTCACGCGTTTCCTTTTCAAATCGCGCAATACACATACTGATTGCAGTAAGTCGATCATGGAAGATGCTGTATGCCTTGACGATATGGCATAGACGACGAGTAGAGATAAGCTCATCGATGCCTTCAGCGTCATAGGTCTTGCGAATAACGCTGCTCCACGATACGAGCTTGTCAGCAAACTCACTGTCATCGATGTTAAAGAATTCGATATATTTTGAGATGATATTTCGCTCAACCTTAAAGTTTGGATATGGCTGATCAATCGTAGCGACAAATCGTTCAATGAATGCCTCGTCGATAATATTTGCAGCACTGTATCGACCATCGTCTGAACCCCGGCCCTTGGTGTTTGCGGTTGCAATCACATTGAACCCTTGGGCCGGGGTGATGACTTGACCAATCTTTTTGATAAGGATTGGTTTTCCTTCGAGTACCCCCTGAAGACACATAATCTTATTGCTGCCGCGATCAAGCTCATCGATAAGCAAGATACAACCACGTTCCATTGCTTTGATCACTGGACCTTTTTGGAATACAGTCTCACCGTTAACGAGTCGAAACCCGCCAATAAGGTCATCTTCATCAGTTTCAGGGGAAATTTGTACGCGAACATACTCACGCTTGAGTTTAGCACACGCTTGCTCTACCATCATGGTCTTGCCGTTGCCAGACATACCAGAGATATAGACAGGGAAAAACATTCGAGACTCAATGATTCGTTGAATGTTTGCATACTCACCCCAACGAACAAAGTTATGATCAACATCTGGAATATAGACGTCATCATTAGAGACACTACTCACGGTACACGCGAGATTTAAACGAGTTGGCTGAACTGGCTCAGGAATTGATGTCATGCTTTGAGTGTGAGTAGAGTCAAAAGAAAGTGAAGACAAGTCAAACTTACCACGACCCTTCTTTAGGTGCCGTTTGATAAAGAAGGAATCAATGTCCTTAAACTTCATGCCATGCTTACGAGCAGTGTCATAAATTGTTTTTGTCGGAAGCGACTTGATGTCAAAGTTAGACTTCAATTCATCAAGGATTGCTTGAGCTATGGTATGGTCAGTCATGTTGTTTAGTTTCGGTTGGTTTGGCTTACAGAGTCATTATACACAGAAAATCTGAATTTGTACATAAGAAAATGATAAAAAAATCACTTTTTTTCACTTTTTATGCAATAAACTCAACAAATTTGTTCAAAAATACCCTGGAAGTCTTCTTTTCACCATGGAATTTGGTAAATTCACGAGCAATCTTGTTTTGAGAAGTATTGCTACTCACATCAAACTTTTTATCGCTGAGAATATCGCCACAATCGAATTCTTCGCCGTCATCATTAATGTCCAGATTTTTTACAGAATCAAAGGTGAAATAGACATCATAGTTGAAACCGTTTTCGATCGCGAGACATTTTTCTTTGCGAGCACTCTTGCTCTTGGCATTAAAGATGCCGACTGCTTCGTCCCAAGACAGTGTCTTGCCGTTTCTAGAATAACGAAGAGCACCAATCGAGTTGTTCTTAAACTCCGATCTGTAGTTTGCAAGAAAGAAACCAATCACGGTGGTGTCACACGTAGTCTTAAGGTTATGAATCAGTTTGGCATAGATGTTGCGATCTTGTCCAGCAAAGGTCATCTTATTGCCATTTATGTCGACAGTCACCGACACGCCCCAACGTTTTGATGAAGTTTCAAACTCTTCATGACTGTTGTTTTTATTAAAGCGCACACTGTTGCCATCACCGTCAGTAAGAAAGATGGTATTGATTTTTTGAACCTTGTGTGTCTCCCTGAAACGTTTTACAACAGCGTGTGCAACAATAATCGTTTCATAGAGAGGAGTGCCATTCATAGTCTCGTATTTTGAGCTATAGATGTATGGATCCTGAACTTTACCCGTATTGTCACGAACGAATGCATTCGCACGAAGTTCACGACATGCTAATTCAAACGTATGCTTTGGCATAGTAGAATTAACCAACTCACAAAGGTGTGTGTGAGACAAATCAAGGTTATAGCCTGGCAATTCATTAGGGACACTCTCACCATCTTCATAGTTAAAACCAGGAGTGTAATAAGGAGGTGTCGTAAAGCCATAGACCTCGAATGGAATGCCAACAGCCTTGCAAAAATAGACAAGCTGTAGAGTTTGACTAATGACTCGGCCGAGTGTGTTATTCATCGAGCCAGAATAGTCAATAAAGAAAATCATACCATGGTTTTTTGCGTCAGCAAGTCGAGTCACACTTTTAAAGATTTGATCTTCAAACTTGAAACTGTGCAGGCGATTCACATCGAGTGTTCCAGTACGGGAAGAGGTTGCCCGGCTATATTGGTATGCGGCCTTGCGACGTTCAAATTCTTTCACAAGAATTGCAATGTGCTTTTTCGTAGCATTTTTGAATGAAGTCCAGTCTTCAACGACTGCAGGGTGATTCATCGTGTAGTCATAACGCTCAGACACTCTCTTGCGTTCAGCCATGACTTTGTCGATTGACACAATTTTTGATAGCAGCTGCTTCGTTGTCGGTGAATTGCCGACCACATTGTTGACATCATTGCTTTGAAGATTTTTTACATTCTCGTTGAGTGAATTAAGAGTCTGTGACTTTAGCTCTTCCTCAAGAGAACGTTTGTCTTCTTGTCGTGACTGTGCTTTCTTACCGGTTGATTGACTGTCATTGAGTGTAGTGTTATTCTCACTCTCTGATGGTGAAGATGCACCTTGAAATTTTCTAGGTGATTCATCCTTTGCGCCATCATCATTTGAAGATTGCGATGAGTTTTGCGACTCAGAATCTTTTTGTGAGTCGTTATTTGATTCGCTGCTCGAAGATGAACTTTGTGAATTTGTAGGCACACTAGGAGTCATGTCATCATCATCGTTTTGTCCTTGAGATTGATCACTGTCTTCTTGTGGCTTCTGAGCTTTAATCTTAGCAAGCTTGATGACGTCCTTACAAATATCAAGCACCTCATCATAAGTTTCAGCAGCAAGGCAACGTTGATAGATTGTCTCTTCTTTCTTAGAGAGTGGAATGTCTACGAGGTTGCCAATCTTTCCTCTCAAATTAAGACGATCAATAAAGTTTAATTTATTGACGTCAATATCTTTAATTTTGAAAAAGTCTTTTTCAATAAAGTGACGATAGCCCTCTTTGAAGCAAAAGACAAGACCTGGATAGTTGTCACGAATCAAACGTTCGATGCGAATGTCTTCAACAATATTAGCGACATCAAATGGAATGTTTGGATATCTCTCTTGGAAAAGAGAGATTGCATCGGTAGGAGTATGAAGAGCATGACCAACTTCGTGGCCAATAAGAAGGTCAGAAACATTCTTGCTGTCAGTGTTCCAAGTTGGAAGACCAAGAAGTCGTTGCTTTACATCAAAGAAAGCAGTGTGGTAATTACCAATGTGAACTTGAATGTTTTCCTTAGCAAGGAGTTTGGCTAGTCTGCTTTGCGATTCGGTATTTGCTTTTGCAACCATCGTGAGACTATCTTATACAGTCCTGGTCAAAAGTAAATAAAAAAGTGACAAAAATGTGAAAAAAGTCATAAAACATTGAAAACCAATGACTTTGGAGCCATCCGAGGGCTAAAATTAGGACTTTTCTTTGATCGCTGTGAAGTTTTTCTGCTTCTCAAACTCAATTTTCTGATCAAACTTACCTTCAAGTACGTCTTGCTTATGACTAATAATAAAGATGCGGGTATCAGAATCAAGTGTAGCCATAATCTTGAGTAGGTTATCAACACCATCAGAATCTAAGCTGCTGTCGAAAACTTCATCGAGTATGAGTAGATTTGTGTTGCTGCTGTTTTTCATCTTAGCGATCTGTCTCCATGAAAAGAGCAGACTAAGATCGATTCGACTCTTCTCGCCTTCACTAAATGAACTATAGGAAAAGTCGTCGCGATGACGTGAACGAATAGTCTCGTTGAAATTTTCATCAAGGTTGAAGCTCACGAAAAAGTCAAGAATCTGTAGATATTGATTGATGAGCTTGTTCATGATTGGCAAATATTGACGAATGACTTTTGTTTTTATTCCGGTGTCTTTGAGCAATTCGCTTATAACTTCGTTGTAGGTACGTTCGTCAAGTTGTGTCGCTTTCAATTCGTTGAGTGAGTCTTTATCACGATGCAGCGATTCAAGTATAGAGTGTGCTCCTTCTAAGTCGACACTCTCTTTGCTCTTGTTCATGAGTGTCTGCAAGTCACTTATGCGCTTTTCATAGTTATGAATGCAACTCTGATTTGTAGAAATTTTATTGTTGAGCTGTTGCAGTCGTTGCAGTTCAACCAGCGTAGACGACAACTCATCGCTTGCTTCTTGAAGAGTAGTCTTTAGTTGACTATAACCAGAGTCAAGAGTTTTTGCTTGCTCTTTACAGTCATGTAATTTTTTAGAGCGAATGTCTTCGTCAATCATTTGATTGCATGTAGGACAACTTGTATTCTCTTCATAAAACTTTGAGTCTCCTACTACTCGCTTAATATTATCTTTTATCTGACGCTCATAGGACAACAAAGTAGTCTTTGTCTTTTCTTGACGTTGTACCTTTGATTGTGTCTTACCAAAAGATTCATTATACTCACGACTATATTCTGTGTTCTCTGCAAGCATCTGATCGATTTGTGCGCGCAAGTCCGAGATTTCTTCTTCATACTTGACAACATTCTTTTCACTAATCGCATGCAGACTGTCAATATGTTTGTCTTGTAGCTCAATCTTTTCTTTGATTGAGTTTAGTTGATAGTCAGTGTCCTTTAACGCATCACGCAATTTAGAAGAAGATTCTTTTAGCACACCATTCATCTTGCTAAAGATTCCAATATCAAGTAAGTCTTCAATAACCTCACGACGTGCATGCGCGGGCAACTGCATAAATGGAATAAAGTTACTACTGCCTAACACTACAACTTGGTGAAAGCTTTTATGATTAAGCTTTAAGATATTAGTCTCTAGTAATTTTTGATAGTCACGAGAATGAGACTCTTGATTGATGAGTATATTATTTTGCCATATTTCAAATATATTTGGCTTAAGGCCGCGAATAATCTTATACTCGACTGGACCAATCTTAAACTCAACAGTAACCAAACAATTTTTCCCGTTGATGCTATTTACGAGTTGTGGCTTGTTGATATTACGATGAGGCTTGCCAAAGAGTGCAAAGCTTAGCGCATCAAGCATAAGTGATTTGCCAGCTCCATTGTGACCGACGACGAGTGTCGAACGAGTCGAATTTAAATCGATAGAAATTTCAGAGTTGCCAACACTCAAAAAATTAGCGTATGTCAATCGTGTAAAGGTAATCATATTCCGTCAAGTAGTTGAGCTTCAGTATAGAGCTCATGTAATTTTGATTTGATTCTATTTTTGTCTAGATCTGTTTCAATAGCGTCAACGTAGGTATTTAACAGTGACGGTGTGTCTGACACTTCAATCGCTTCGTCGTCGATAGCGTCTGCTGCATATTCGGTAAAGCTCTCAACAATTTTTAAGTCAAAGGGTTCAATAGCGTTGATCGCGTCAATATATTTGTCAAAGACATAAGGATCCTTTTTATTCGCGACTACAATGCGGACATATGTGTTGCGAAGATGTGAGACATCAGGTGTTGAATAGTCATGCACGCTGTCATCATAGACTATGCGATTAAAGAGAGTAAGTGGGTTACGTATCGCACTAAGCTCACGAGTTGATGTGTCAAGCACGTGAAAATATTTTGGGTCTGCATAGTCTGCCCATGTAATTTCATATGGCACACCAAGATAATGTATATTATCGCGACTGCTCTTTGTATGATAGTGACCAGACAGCACCATCTCATAGCGAGAAAATAATTCTGCTGACATGCCGTGACTGACAGCAGGCGCACCCTTCATCATTTCAAAACCTTGCAATTCAAGATGCGCTCCGACGATTGATGCTTGTGCGTTACGAATAAACTCTACACTCTCGCTATAGTTATCAGACGCAATCCATGGCAGCAACGCGATTGAGCAGCCATCATAGTCTTTTACTGTAGGCTGCATATAGACGTTCACACACTGCTTATGATAGACAAGCAGCTCAGTTAGGCTGCACAAGTCGTTTGTGTTTCTAAAGTATGTGTCATGGTTGCCTGGAATAATGTCCATCGTCATGCCATACTCAACAAGCTTTTCAAGAAACATCTCGCGATTGCGACGCAGCACTTTATAGTTTAGATATTTACGATGATCAAAATAATCACCTAGATGTAGTATCTGCTTTATGCCATGTTCGAGGCAATAAGGAAAGAATATTTCAGAATAAAACTTTTCAGTATAGTCTAAAAATATATCGCTGCCATTTTTAACACCAGTATGGGTGTCAGTTAGAATTGCTATACGCATAATGTATGGTTTAGTCTAAAAAATCAGAAAGAGGACCACACTCTTCAAAGTCTGGTGCTTTTTTCTCAGCACGTGGTTTTTTAGCCTCTTTTTTGGGAGCGTCATCTGCATCAGTCTCATTATAAAAGCTGTCATTCTTTTGACGAACCTTTTCGACGAGTGATTCACCAGTCATATCATCGTCATCAAATTCAGCAAAATTACCAATGCCACCTTTTTCTATTAAGAGCTGCTTAATATCAGCCTGCTTCTTTTCCTTTGCGATACGACGTAAAAACGCATACCACGAAATTTGAGTAAAATATGAAAATGCATTTGGATTGCCAGTACGAGTAGGTTTGGTAATATCATAGTTTGTAATTGCTTTTACACAATTTTCTACAGCATCCATAACCATGTCTTCTCTATAGCTGTAGTTCATAAAGTTTGGGCTACGAGACAAGCCATTGGCAATCTTCATAAAGCATTCACCAATATAGTTAGGAATTTGTCGAGCTTCTTTGCCATTTGATCGGTCATCCATTACTTCTTGGACATACTCGACAACAGCCGCAGAAAATTCTTTATTATTCACATAGTCATCGCCACGTGATTTTCTTTTAGTTTTTTCAGTTTTCATGGTCTCATTATATACTAAATTTCAAAAATGTAAATATATTTTTTATGTGTCGTGCATTTTCTTATTTACATCCTATCTAAAGGATGGTATAATAAATTGTATTTAACAAAAACAAACATCATTGTTTCCATCGCTCTAAGAAGATATTCAATAGTTCCTCTTGTGATAACGGTTGCTTCTGTTTATCAAGTTCAGGAAAAGATTTTTCTAGGTTTTCTTTAGCATACTCTGCTTTCAAATCTTCCTCTAAAGATCGCTCATCCATCATTTGAGCTAATCTATTATATATTAGAGCTTCTGCATACTTACGTTTAACGTCATTAGAAGCAAAGCTTTCTGTCTCTATAGCTCTGTCATAAATCAAGCATGGTTCACCGTCATTGCCAGATACTAGTGGCATCATTACTTCGCTGTAAACACCAGACTTTACGAGTAGTCTTTTAATTTCAAGAGCGCAGTGTAGCTCAACGCCATCTTCATACGCTTCTTTGCATTCTCCTATAAGAGTTTTGCCACTGGTTAAAGTATAGACACGAATGTCTAAATCATTTATTGTGTCTAATAACTTTTCAATCATGGCAATTTTATTTCATATAGTTTATAGTCAAACTGCTCTTTAGCATAGATTTTTACTCTCTCAATTGCGTGTTGCAGTGTGTAGTTCTTTTTCTTTTTCCACGAGAAGTCGTCTGATATATCATAGACTGTCGTTCGACTTCCATTGTCAGACTTTCGTAGTCCTCTACCAATGCTTTGTAATACGCGGATTTGGCTTTTCGTTGGCGAAGCAAATATAATTTGGTGCAGGTTTTTGATGTTAATGCCTGTACTAAATGTACCAACGCTCGCCACGATAATTGCATCACTTTCTTTTTCAGTTATTTCTCTTATCTCTTCACGGTCAGATGCATTCACTTCACCACTTACATAGAATATTTTTCTATCACCTGAACTAAAACTATTTATAAGTGCATACAGCGGCTTGCCATGCTTCTCAACTAGGTTAAAGAGTACAAGTGTATTTCCAGTCTGGTCTAGTGCAAGTTTAGCGATAAAGTTATTTCGTGATGACAGGCCAGCAATCACATCAATCTCGCTTTTATAGTCCATCTTAGACACACTCTTCTTAAGCTCATCGTTATGTTGCAGCACGATACACTTTACCTTTAGGTCCGCGAGTGTGTTGTTATCGATAAGTTCCTTTGTGCTTATAACCTTATGAACCGGACCAAAATTTCCAACCAACATACGTTCGTTACACAGACTGCCATCAAGTGTGCCAGTCGTGCCTATGCGGTAGCTTGCATTGACGCATGCTGCCATAATGGTATTCAAACTTTTTGCTTTAAAGAGGTGAGCTTCATCACCGATAACCATGCCATAGCGTCTAAACCAAGACTTTTCACAAGTGACTGCACTCTGCCAAGTAGTAATTACTATACGCGAATTGAAATCATGTTTTTCTTTGCCACTATAGATTTTATGTATCTCGCTCTCAGCATCAAAGCCTTCATCCTCTGACGAATAGTCTACAAAGTCTTTTGTCATCTGTTCTACTAGACTTGTAGTAGGGACAACAATAAGGACGCTGTCATCATAGTGTTCTAAAAACCAACGGGTAGTCAGATAGATAATTAAACTTTTACCAGAACCTGTAGGCGATATAATCAAACTGCGACCTTCACTGCATGCATGTGAATAGGCATGCAACTGATAATCACGAGGTGTGATCTCTTTGTCTCCATCCATAATCTTTAATCCTGCAGCAAAGGCATTCAACTCTTCAACTGTAGGAGGCACTCGAGTCATAAGTGCTTCATCCAACGCAACGCTGTATTGTCTAGAGTTTGCAAATTTTAATATTTCGAAAAGCAGACCATATGGTAGTTTGCCAGTACGTGAGTCATAGAGTCGCACCTTGCCGTCCCACATCTTATTCTTATATAAGGGCATGAATTTATAACCCTCAGCATAGAAGGTAAAATGTTCAGACAGTTCCATAAGAATGCCGCTATCATCAGAAACAACTCTTAATGATGATTCGTCAATCTTATGTATACGTAGCTGTGACATTATATTCCACTTGTAAAACGTTTCCAGTCGATGATGTTCTTAATCGTGGTATGTCTCCACTTTATATTGTCCATAATATCTTTTAGCGCTTCGACGATAGTGCCTTGATATTCAATCTGACCTTGTAGTTTAATAATATCAGGATCTGTAGTATAAAACATATCCATATCACTCTTAAGCGGCTTTGACATGCCATTAAATGGATCGTATGACCAACCGCGTTCATCCATCTCTTCCTTTGTCATTTTGGCATTATAGTAGAGCCATTTATCTTTACGCAAATTTGCCATAGACAACTCTTTCTTTTTAAGTGCTAGTTTAGCAAGGCTATATAGTTCAAGATATTTAGAGTGTAGCGCAGCACTTTTTACGCTGGTTTCATCTAAATTTACTTCATCTATCTTGCTATCAACTTCCCATAATTTTAATATTTCATCAAGTTGCATCATCATATAATATATATCAATCTATAAATTCAAACCAATCATATCTAAAACTAACATCTACTGCTGCATACTCGACATCAGTTTGTTGTACATTAAATTCTATGCCTCCTAAATTTGTAGGAAATGCATTTGCAAAACGCACTTTACGACCAATATTATTATGATTTGTAAGAAAACATAATGTTATGTCATACGTTTTTATACTATTATTTTGTGTATTATATGTCAGCCAATTAAATATTTCATTATATGACTCTAAATTTTCGTCAACCGCAACACGAATGGTCAATGGATCATATGTTAATTTATCACCAGATACAAATCCTGCTCTATTCCTAAATCCAGTCGTAACTTCAGGTAATGACACACTTGGAAAGCTCGCAGATACTGCAAAATAATGAGTATATTTAAACTCTTCAGAATGAATTTGAAGTTTAAATCCAGTTAACGATAGCAGATTAGAATTCATATATCTATTTATCAAAGAAAAGGGGATTGCCCTTTCGAGCAATCCCCCTGGGTAGTCCTAAGGTAATAAGACTAAATTATTGATCAATATACAGTGCCGTTAACTCCAGCAACAGTGAATGTGCGGAAGTATGGGTTTTGGCCGTCTGTGCCAGTTTCGGAAGAAGCTGCACCGCCAGCAAATGGGTTAGCTACGAGACCATAACGTGTCTTGAAGCCAATCTTTGGTTGGAATGTGTTTTGATCAACTGCACGTACCATTGTGAGTGGAACGTATGGGCAGTAGAACATACCAGCGTCATAAGCGTTTGTGCCACGATAACCAACGGTTACATAGTCAGCAGCTGCAAATGGGTCGATGAACACCTTGAGGCGGCCATTGATCATACCAGCAAATACATTGCCTGTGTCATCTACATTAAGGTTAGTTGCGAGAGCTGGAGCATAGTCAAGAACACCAGCTGCAGCAAGAGCGGAAGCAACGTTGCTTGAGCAAACAACGAAGTTACCCTTGCCACGACGTGTTGCCTTAGCAACTGCATTAGCTTCAACTTCAATTTGGAAAAGAAGTGACTTGAACTTTTCAACAGCCCAACGACCATCAGCGTCTTGGTCAAGGTCATAAGCACCTGTTCCGTTAACACCTGCAATAGCTTTGTCATTGATTGTGTCGATAACTTCGCGGTTGATTTCAGCAAGGATTTCAACTGAGAGGATGTTAGCGAGTTCTGCTTCAGCGTCAAGACCGTGAACAGCCTTGAGGTCTTGAGCAAGTTCCATTGTATATTCTGCTTTAAGAGCGCGTGTCTTAGCAGTAACAGTGGTCTTGTCAACAGTGAAGCCCATGTTACCAAAGCCACCACCAGCAACAGTGCGACCATCAGTTGCATTTTGTGAATTACCGCTAAGGGCTTCACCTTGTGCAGTTGTAACTGGACCAGCGAATGCTGTGTTAGGAGCATTGAAAAGAGCTTCTGAATTTACACCGTCTTTGTCTTGATATGTGCTCTTCATTGCAAAGATCAAGCCAGTTGGCATGGTCATTGGCTGAACACCTGCAATATCATAAGCAACGATATTTGGCATTGCACGACGAACGAGTGAGATAAGAACTGGGTCCCAGGTCTTTACTGCACCATTGCCAGCACCGATAGCAGTTCCTTCAGCGATGAAAGAAGCTTGAGCGCGCTCTTCTGAGAGTGCTTTTTCTTGGTTTTCAAGAAGAACTGCAGTAATTGACTTACGATAGTTGTCCTTGAACTTAGGGGCGTCTTGAGCTTCCAATACTGGAGCCCACTTTTTTTCTAGTGTTTCTGAATTAAACATAATAGTATTTTTTTCTAGTTTGTTGTTGTTTTGTTTGGGGTTGGAACCTTTATCCAACTACTGGAATATTAGCTGTAGTAGCTTTATTCAAGCGGGATAATGCGGTCAAATATTTTTCCATTGAAGGTGAAACTTGAACTTCAGTTTCATTTTCTACAATAGTTTCGGTTGTGACATAAGAAGAAGTATCAGATGATTCTGTTTCTTCGGTTAATGTTGACTTTTCTTCGAGTGCAGCGCCATTAAGGTAAAATTCCTTGATAGTGGCTACCTTCTTACGAAATGATGTTTCTGATGTGCACTCAATGTCTTCAAGCAATGACTTAAGCTTTTCAGCTTGGGTGTCAGCAAGGTCAGAAGTTGACTCAGAGATTACCTTTTCACGAGTAAGGCTGTTAACCTTTTCATTAAGGGCAAGCACTGTGTTTTCTAACTCTGCAGACTCATTTTGAAGTTGAGAGATTGATGATTCCATCTCAGCAACTAAATCCTGTTTGGACTCAGGCACTTCGATATAGTTTTCAACAAATACTGTCTTGAGCGATTGAATAAAGTTTTCAGCAATTTGTGTACGAAGTCCGCCTTCGATTGCAACCTTGTTGTCTTCTACCCAGCTTTCAACTGCGTAGGTAAGATAGTTGTCAATCTTTTCAACGAGCTCAGACTTGATTGTTTCTACTTCTTCAATAAGAGCAACTGCATAGCTTTCTTTAAGAGTTTCTTCAGTTTCTTTGATCTTGCTCTTAACAGCAGTTTCAAAAATGATAGACGCTTTTTCTTTAAACTCTTCAGTCAATCCTTCTTCACTTTCAACTAGACGAGTAATGTCAGACGTATCAATTGAGATTGTGTTTTCTTCGATAACTTCTTCAGTTTCTTCTTTCATCTCAACTTCTTTTTCTTTGCTGTCTTCCATCTCTTCTTCGCCAAGTCCGCTTGTAATCATGCCAACAGCAGCACCATAATCGCCGTCAGCCTTTTTAAGGATGCCTTCGATTGCTGCCATTGCTTTGGCTTCATCATACTTGTCTCCATGAGCTGCCTTAAGAATACCTTTAGCATATTCGGTAAACTCTTCGTCAGAGCTTACTTCAGCTTCTTGCATCTTTTTAGCTTCATTCATTTCGTCTTCACACTCTTCTTCGTCCTCTTTTTCGTCTTCATCAGACTCTTCACCTTCCATGTCTTCTCCCTCTTTTTTGCATTTGCCTTCAGTAATTTCAGTTGAAGACTTATCTTCAGTTTCAGAATTACATCCGCAATTACTATTTTTACACTTGCCTTCTGCAATCTCAGTTTGTTCCTGATCAAGCTCTAAGGTTTCGTCAAGAGAAAGTAATGTTTCTTCGTTGATGTCTTCAATGACATCAGTTGTGTTTTCAATTTGCGTATTTTCCATATATTACTTTTTTCTATTGTTTAGAGTTTGGAGAGGAAATCAGTCCAGATTTTTGTTTGTGCTTCGGCAAGTTTTGCAGAAGAGGCCTTTTTGATTTCTGTCTCATACATTTCAAGCTGTTGCGCCTTTAACAAGCCATTGTCCCAGATCCATTCAACACCTTCCATGATTCCATTTACAAAAGCAGATGGAGCACTTGGGTCTTGAACAATATCAACTGTTGACAACACAAAGTCGTCATTGACAAATGTTTGGCCGTTTTTACTCGCAACGGTTCCCATACCACGACTAGAGACGCCTAGTTGACAACCACCTTCTAAAAGTCCTTTCACAATTTTACCCATTGGTGTGTCAAGTATAAGCGCCTTTCCAACAACATCATTGCCGTTCCATTGCAGTTCGGTAATGCGATGTGAAACTTTATCAAGGTTAATAGTAGGACCTTCTGGGTGATTAAGTTCACCTACAGCACGTCCTTTATTAACATATTCCGCGACATATTTACGCACGGCTTTTTCTAAAACTGTTTTTGGATATATGCGGCGATTACGATTCACCTGCTCAGCTTGCATAAAAATGCCGTCAATGATGAATTTCTTTTCACCATTGTCGGCAGCTTCTGAGATATATCTTAAATCTTCTGAATGTTC